CCGATTTTGGTATGACAAACAATGTTTACGACCGGGACCAGTGGGACGATTTCTACGGGACCAGCAACTCCGAGGAATCCGAAACAACCCAGCCTATCGAGAATTCTTCCGTGACGAAGTATGACCCCCAACATTATCAGCGTGGACGTATCCAGGTTTGGGATTTTATTGTGGATCAGCAGTTGGATTTTCTGGCTGGCAATGTCATTAAGTATATCTGCCGTGCTGGCCACAAAGATCAGGAGTCTGAGATCGACGACTGGCTCAAAGTTAAAGCCTATGTTGACCGTAAAATCAAAGCACTAACCACCAATGGAAACCCCTGAACATCTAATTGAACAGGCGTTTGTCTTCCGACTTGCCGCTGAACAATCCATTGATCCAGATGATGAGCGGGTTCAAGAGATGCAAATGACTCTCATACGAGAGGAATTCAATGAACTTCTTGAAGCACACATCAATGAGGATACTGATGAAGACAAGATCCATACCCTAAAGGAACTTGCTGATCTTGTTTTTGTTTGCTACCAATATGCCGTTGCTCGCAACTGGAACCTGGACATCGCCCTCAAGCGTGTGTTTGAATCCAACATGAGCAAGTTCGTGGACGGGAAGCCTCTCCGCCGCGAAGATGGTAAGATACTCAAGGGGCCAAACTACCAACCACCATTTCTTGACGACCTCGTATGACTGCCTTCGCTGACCTTGGAGACACCCCTAACACCATTGCCCGTACCGGACGTGTTCAAAACTGGATCGACAACCCTGAGTCCCGCCTCCCCGTCTCCTGTACCGTCTTCGTTGTTGAGGACAGCATGGAAGGAGAGAACGGCATCGAAGCCTCTTGGAGGTTCGTCTCACACGCTCTCCGAAACGGAGCAGGAGTTGCTGTCCACCTTTCTAAACTCCGTGAACGAGGCAGCGAGAATGGAAGAGGACTCATGGCGTCAGGCCCTGTGTCATTCGCCAAGATCTACTCTGTCTTGAATGAGACTCTGCGTAGGGGTGGTGTGTATAAGAATGGTGCTGTTGTGTGCCACCTTGACTACACACATCCTGATGCTATTGAATTTATCAAGGCTAGCCGGGCTGAGTTGTCTTGGGTAAAGCGTTGTCTCAATGTGGACCCTGGGTTCCTTCTTAGTGCGTCGCCCGAACTGATTGAAGCCACCCTTGAGGGTATCAAAAAGGGTGACATTTGGCTTAACAAGATTCGCTACGACGCAGAAGGTAATCGTATTTATGGAAATGTCTGCCTTGAAGTTTATCTTCCTAGCCGTGGGACTTGTCTACTTCAGCACGTCAATCTGGGTGCTTGTAAGTTTGAAGATCTCACCCCTGCTTTCGTAGAAGGAATGACTTCTCTTGTTAATCTTCATGCCCGTACTGGCGTTGGAGAAACAGGAGAGTATCTTTCGCCAGAGATTGATAAGCAGGTGGGACTAGGTGTACTTGGGTTGGCTAATTTCCTTTGTCAAAACAATGTAACCTACAAAGAATTTGGAGAAGCTCTCGATGCTTATCACTCGCACCAACCCATACATACACCAGCGTATATCCTCGTCTCAGAGCTTGCCAAGTCGATTGAGATTGCCGCTCAAATTGCACGTCAAGCGGGTATGCACCGGGCCTTTGCCATTGCTCCTACCGCTTCTTGTAGTTACAATAACATTGATCTTCGGGGTTACACTACCACTCCTGAGTTGGCTCCTCCTATTAGCCGCTACGTTGACCGCGATTCTGGGACGTTTGGAGTCCAATCATTTGCGTACCCACCGGACTGCGAAATTGCGGCAGAGGTAGGTTGGGCTGATTACAAGAAAGTAGTTGATGGAATGGTGACCCTTTTCAGGTCTACAATGCTATTTCATGGGTATTCGTTCAACTCTTGGAGCGACATGGTTACTTATGACCGTTCGTTCATTCGTGATTGGATGGCATCTCCTCAGACTTCCCTTTACTATGCGCTCCAGGTATCACCGGACACCCAAGCAAAGGATGATGCCCTTGCTGCCTTAGATGATGACTTCAAAGATCTCTTCTCTTTTGAGGAAGAAGATTGTGGCTGTCCCACCACCAAACCAGAAAACGAAATTTGTATTCCCTGCGGAGAATAATGAACGCAACTCTTTCCCCCTACGATCAAGTAATTTCAAGAAAAAGAAAGTGGACTCCGGTTGCTGTTCAAAAGGGGAAACTCGTTGATGGGGCTGAGGATGCGCTTTACCGTGCCCTTGGTCTCCGTCATCTTGAATTGCCGGTGCGAGAGTTCCTACAACAGGGACTCGATAAAGAACTACCTAAGACCCCTGGTGTTAGGGAAGCTCTAATGTCTAATCAATTGGATGAAGAGAGGCATGATCAAGCTCTTAACTATGTAGTGGCTGCTCATGGTTCAAATGAAAAGTTTGAATCAGAAGCAAAGCACATTCTTAAGGCATGGCTGGATGCCCCTGAACATCCACTACTAAAAGCCGCTATCCTTGAACGCAGTGTCTTCTTCGTCATCCTTCCGTTCTTCCGATTCAATGGAGACATCGGAATCCGTACCACCGCAGCCGACATCAGTAGAGATGAACAAACCCACGTTGCGATCCATTCGATGGTGTGTTCCGAACTACGACTCAAGTCCACCCCAAGCCTGGATCGACTTCGCAGAGCGACTGTCGGATGGGTAGTTGATGGGCTTGGTAAATCTGAAAGCAAGTATCTTGATAAGGATTTCTGGTTGGCTCAATCAGATTCCCTGTATGAAAAGGGGAAAGCCCCCGGCCTAAAGGATACCCAACGCGCACGTATGCCTGCCTTCTTTGAGGCAGCAAACAACGATCTTCCACAATATGGCTGACGCCTACTTCGACACCGAAACCCTTCCCCTCACCAGTGTTATGGGTGGGAGGATTGATCTTAACACTCTCATTGAAGAGCTTGATCACATGTATCCAGACAACTATCCAGACCACGAAATGACTCCGTGGGAAGCTGGACGTATGGCTGGAGTGATTGAAGTTATTCGATTCCTTAAATCAAAACGTAAGCTTTAACATCATGTGCCTTTCTCCTAAAATGCCACCCCCGCCGGAACCGCCGCCGCCGCCCCCGGCTCCTGTGATTACGGGAACTCAACCCACCACGGTTAAACCCACTATGTCAAAGCGGGCCTCGATGCGTCAAGCAAGTCAAGGTCCTTCCAGCTTAAACATCCCCTTAGGTGGTGCTGCTGGCAGTGACGGTGGTGGTAGTGGTTCCACTTCTCTGGCTAATCTTAGTATTGGTAAATAACAAATGGAAAATCAATCTGCCGCAAGTCGTTACGCAAAGCTGGCAAGCGACAGAACGATCTTTCTCGATACTGCTAGGGATTGTGCAGCCCTTTCTGTTCCTTATCTTCTGACCCCTACGGGGGTTGTTAATGGACAGAAGCTGCCCACTCCCTGGCAATCCATGGGCGCTAAAGGCGTTAACGTCATGGCATCTAAGCTGATGTTAAGTTTGTTCCCCGTGAACGCAACTTTCTTCAAGCTTCAGATTAATGATGGTAAGCTTAGCTTGGACCCCAGTTTAAGTGCTGCTGTTAAATCAGAGATTGATCTTTCCCTTTCCAAAATGGAACGGGTGGTCATGCAAAACATTGCCGAATCACAGGATCGAGTTATCCTCCACCAGGCAATGAAGCACTTGATTGTAACCGGAAATGCTCTGGTATACATGGGTTCAAGTGGTGTAAAACTTTATCCTCTTGACCGATATGTGGTCGTCCGTGATGGAGAGGGTAATCCCACCGAGGTCGTTACTGTTGAATCAATTGACCGTCAATTCCTTCCTGCTGAGTTTCAAACAGAAGCGATTAGGAATGTCAATGATGTAGCTGATAATACTAGTGCCCCTAGTGTTGATGTTACCGTTGGTGAGAATGAGGTTGCTGTTTATACTTGGGGTAAACTCAAGGATGGGCAATGGCGTTGGCGTCAAGAAGCCGAAGGTAAGGTTCTTCCTGACTCCTTTGGTAAGGCTCCAAAAAATACAACCCCTTGGCTTCCTCTCCGCTTTAATGTGGTTGATGGGGAAGACTATGGACGGGGCCGAATCGAGGAGTACCTTGGCGATCTAAGGTCCCTTGAAGGGCTCATGCAAGCCATGGTGGAGGGTTCTGCCGCTGCTGCTAAGGTTGTATTCCTTGTCAGTCCCGCAGCCACTGTGAAGCCTTCTACGCTTGCTAAAGCAGGCAATGGGGCAATCATTCAAGGCCGTGCTGAA